TTGTTTATCAGACAAAACGATCCCTTTAGAGCGTAGGATTGGAATGAGGTGCACGCGCTCAAAGTCAGCTCGAAAGAAGGTTGAATTTAGTGAAAAGAACCTCTTGTGGACCCAAGTCTTACCCGGAGATAAGACAAGCCCAGCCCGTTCCACACCATCCATCCAACTCTTGACTTCGTCGCTCCGCAACCTGAGTACGATGTCGTCTCCATTTATCTTACATAACCCCGCTTTCCTGAGCTCTCTCGCTCTAGCCTTTCCGAGGCCGGCGTAGACAGTACAGATGTTAGTAAGACAAAGGAGTGGAAATGAGAGGTAGTTTCCCATCATCTGTCCATTGGTCTGCTTGCCCTCCCTGCTGGGACCGAACCTTAGGTCCTTTTTGGCACGATAACGGATCGTACCAACCAGAGAATTGATAGCAAGCTCCCAAATTTCGGATGGGACGTGCCGAGATTGCTTCTGAAGCCAACGCAGAAGCAATTGACTGTGACAGGCAATGAAGTTGTCTGTCGCAGATTTGTAGTCGCCAGAGACATTTACGTCGTCCTTGGTCGACCGGTCACGTTTTAGGGTTTTCATTGAAGAAGCCGTAGCTTCACCGCGCAAAATCATCCCCGTGTTTACGAGGCAATCATAGATCATGTTATGGAGGGGGGCGAGATAGCACTGGACAGCTGAGGCTATCGTCACTATACGCCACTTACCTCCATCATCAATCACAATCACCTCCCGTTCAGGATCCATGAACTTTAGACCCTTTCCCGTAAGGACCGCCTGCTCGAAAGAGGCAATCCCGTGCACTTTGCGGATAAAATCGCGGGCACCACCCTTTGCTCTGCCAGTTTCCCGGCAGGCCCCGTTCGTGACCACAGTCTCGCTACAGTATGCCGCATAGTCGCGGTCCCAACCTGGGCGGAAGAGATCCTTGACCACGGTCCAACTGAGCTGTTCAAAGCCCTCCTGTACAATGGACGGCTTGCCAAGCTTTTCGAAGTACTCATCTAGCAAGGATGAGTCTCCAGGACTGGGTAGGCATTTTCGTGACATGAACTTGGAAGCTGCCTTAGAGACTTCCTTGACAGAAGCATTGGGACCAATCTTCACTAGGTCCTGCTCCAAGTCGGATTTCACCTGCGTCACACTCTTGGTAACATCGAAAATTTTCTGTCTGCACGATCCTTCGGATGGTTTTCCTCCGGCATAGGCAGTTTGCCACAGATCATCGACGCGGTTACCAAGGCCTTTGAGTCGGGCAAGAATACAAGGGTCGCAATGAGAGCCCTGTTGCTTGTTTACGACATTCATGGCCTATTTATGGTGAAGCACTGTTTTATGCAGTAACAGTGAAATCTGACCCCCTTCTACTTACATAGAATAATAGAGAACTGCCCAAAGAGACAACCACTTGCGTGGCCTGGTCTCTTCCGGGGTGGTATTTCATAGACGGAGAGAGCTAATCTCCTCCCACCTATTCCCTAATATAATACGGTTCGTCGGGGTACCTTTACTTGTACGTGACCGCTTAGCAGCAGCCAGTTGCTCGAGCAGGTTACTCGCTTGTTTACTGCCTCACGAATTTAGACCTATAGACTTACTTAATCTGCTACAGGTGAACTTCGATCTTGCCAGTCGAACAGCCCTCCAATCACCTACCAATAGAGAAAAAGCTTGGGAGCTTAAACCCCGTTGGACCTAGCGTTATCAGGTTGTTGCCGGTTATTTTTCCCCTAGGGGAAGGGTCCCG